AAGTTCAGCCGGACATATTATTTGGAATCCCAAAATATATGGGAATGAGCCAAAATTTCCAAAGTTTGATTCAGGATATGAACCATATCTTTTAGCAAGAAAAACTGGCGAATCAAAGATGGATGTTTCAGATGGTTTTATGATTGGGGTAAGACTCTTGATAATGCCCAAAAGTCAAACGAAAAGTGGAACAGATATATAATGCGCACACAATTACTCTGCACTTTCACCTTCTCGAATGTTCTACATAAAACAGTAGATCAAATAATAAAAAGCTATGAAATAGTTTATGATAAGATATTTGTATTGGAAAACGAAGACAATAAAAAAGAATTGATGTGTACTTACAATGTAGAAGAATCAGCAAACATAACAATGATGGAAAACACAATATCATTTCACAGGAAAAAACATACAAATACTCTCTATACTATAAATGCCCTAAACAGATTAATAGAGACAATTAATAATGGGGTTTTAGATACAGAATATCCAATAACTTGGGAAAACTATCAGAATTGCATGTTAACAACAAGTGGAGATGAACTAAAGAAAATATCCACTAAAATACGTGAGATCATACATATTAAAACAAAAGATTGATATTTATTAAAGAATTGTTGATCAAACACAAAAAGGAACCAAAAATGAAGAAATTCATCATAAAAGAATGGCAAGATAAGTATCTCAAAGAGGGTATATTAGACACTCCAGAAACATTAGCAAACTGGAACAAAACTAAATCTGCAATTTATGCTAAACTTCCGAAAATAATAACACGTAAAGAATGGAGTAGCACAAGTCCAAAAATGCTTCACATTATGTTGAAAAATATAAAGTCACCTGATCCTAGTTCCGGGATAGATATCACTTATACTCCAAAGGATAACAAGATAAAGGTATCAGGTGATGATGGCTTTAATATGAATGTCAAAAACAAAACTTTCAAAGTAACTGATTCAAAGGGAATATTGAAGCATATTAATATGTTATCCGACGAAATTGGATGGGATTAAAAAATAACTCAAGAAAAATTTTTATCTTTGGGTTTTATTTCGTATATTTATACATAGCGAACAATAACTAATAATTAATAATTAATAATTGACATAATGAATAATAACATAGTATTGGCAACATCGTTGTTTTGCCTCACTCAACTAATAATTTGGTTTCAAGTTAATGGACAATTTTTATCGTCCTACATGAAGGAACATTCCTTTTTAGTATCTCTATTTGGAGTTCCAATTTCATACCTTATCATAATTTCTACAAAATATGCCTATGAAGGCTTTGACGGTCTTTTGTGGCCTGGTAGATTGGTAGCATTTGGTACTGGTATAATTATCATGGCAGCCTGTACCTATATATTTTTTGGAGAAGGATTAAACTCAAAAACAATAATTTCACTGATATTATCAATGGTCATATTATTAATGCAAATTTTTTGGAAATAATTTTTTTATCTAGATTATTTTTCGTATATTTACAATAATTAAATTTTAACAATTAAAAAAAGAGGATTAAAAAATGGATTTAGAAGCAATCAAAAGGAAGCTAAATAGCTTAAAGAATCAAACAACAAAGCAGGATATTTTATGGAAGCCTGAACCAGGAAAACAACAGGTCAGGATAGTACCTTATCAGCATAATAAAGAAAACCCATTTATGGAATTATTCTTTCATTATGACTTAGGTAAGAAAAACTATCTATCCCCCGTTACATTTGGAGAAGCAGATCCTGTAATGGAATTTGCAGAAAAGCTGAAATCTACTGGAAATAGTGATGATTGGAAACTATCTCGTAAATTAGAACCTAAAATGAGAACGTATGTTCCAGTTTTAGTACGAGGGAAGGAATCAGAAGGTGTTAAATTTTGGGGATTTGGTAAGAAAGTTTATACCGAATTACTTGGATTTATATCAGATCCAGATTATGGAGATATTACTGATTTAAATAGTGGTAGAGATATTACTGTTGAATTTATGCCTGCAGAAGGAGCTGGCCAGTTTCCTAAAACTGCAATTCGTGTAAAGCCAAATCAGACTGCAGCAACAGATAATAAAGATATTGCTGATGGAGTATTGAATGGCCAGAGAGATATTTTTGAAATTTTCAAAAAGTCATCTTATGACGATTTAAAAGGAGCTTTGGAGTCTTGGTTAAATCCGGAGGACGAGGAAAATACTGAAGAAGTTACCTCGGAATCAGCAAACATTCCATCTGATGTTACAAAGACGGATGATATAAATGCTGCTTTTGATGATTTATTCAATCAATAAGAAGGAGTAACAGATGTCAAAGAAAACAATGAAAGATGACTTGGCTGGTATTCTAGCCGATTCTTTGAATAAGAAGTTCAAAGATGCAAAAGTTGCTTATTTTCTTGATGGAAGCGAAGAAACCCCGACGGATCTAACAGAATGGATCTCAACGGGTTCTTCAATGTTAGATCTTGCTATAGCTAATAGACCCAATGGAGGACTTCCGGTAGGCCGGATAACCGAAGTAACGGGTCTAGAAGCTTCTGGCAAATCTTTATTAGCTGCTCATATATTAGCCAATACCCAGAAGAAAGATGGTATGGCTGTTTACATTGATACAGAAAATGCTATGAATGAAGAATTCCTCAGAGCAATTGGTATTGATGTTTCTAAAATGCTATATGTTCAGTTAGAAACTATTGAGGATATTTTTGAAGCCATTGAGAATTTAATTGCCAAAGTAAGAGAATCAAGCAAGAATAAATTAGTAACTATTGTTGTAGATTCTTTAGCTGGAGCAACTACTAAGGTGGAAAGTGAATCAGACTATGATAAAGCTGGTTGGGCAACTAGCAAAGCTATAGTTTTATCAAAAGCAATGAGAAAGATAACTCAGATGATTGGAAGACAGAGAATTTGTTTAGTCTTTACTAATCAATTGAGACAGAAATTGGGAGTTATGTTTGGTGATCCATGGACAACGTCTGGTGGTAAAGCAGTTGCATTTCACTCATCAGTTAGATTACGATTAAAAGCTGCAGGTCAATTAAAAGCTAAAGTAAATGCTCAGGAACAAGTTATAGGTATAAAAACTATTGCTCAGGTTGTTAAAAATAGAACTGGACCTCCATTAAGAAAAGCAGAATTTAATATCTATTTTGAAAATGGAATAGATGATATTGGTAGCTGGCTTACTGTATTAAAAGATCATAAATTAATAAGTCAAGGTGGTAGTTGGTATACATATACTTCTATCGTGGATGGCAAAGATCATAAGTTTATGTCTAAGGATTTTGAAGAGTTATTGGATAAGAATGAAGAATTGAAAACTGAAATTTATGATAGAATTTGTGAAACAGTTATAATGAAATATAAAATTAGTGGAATCGGAATTGACGATATTGAATTAAGTGATGAACCAGTTCCCGAAGGTTAAAACAAAAGAGAGGTTATTATGTATTACGTATCAAAAGTAAAATATACAGAGAATATCCCAACCAAAGGTGGTGGGACTAAAGAAAAGAATTTTAATAGAGAATATCTAGTTGAAGCATTATCCTGTACCGAAGCAGAAGCAAAAACTGTTAAAGGTTTGGAAGGAACTATTTTAGATTACGAAGTTAAAGAGGTAAAGCAATCTAGAATTGAAGAAGTTTTTGAATGAAGAAAGAATATTTTTCAATATTAGAAACCTTAAAGGAGAATAAATCCAATAATCAAAATCACCCAAACGATAGAATCTTATTAATAGATGGACTAAATACGTTTATTCGTTCATTTGTTGTGAATCCTGTTGTTAATGACGATGGAGTTCATATTGGAGGAATATCTGGTTTTTTACAATCTATAGGTTATGCAATAAGGAATATTAAACCCACTCGGGTAATTATTGCATTTGATGGAAAGGGTGGTAGTCAGAGAAGACGGAAACTTTATCCGGAATACAAAGCCAATCGCAGAGTCAATAAGAGAATGACTAGGGTAAAAACCCTATATTCTATTGAAGATGAAAGGATGGCAATGCGACATCAGCTAGGCAGATTATTAGACTATTTATCGGTATTACCAGTATCAGTATTATCTGTAGAAAACATAGAAGCTGATGATTCAATAGCTTATATTTCGAAACAAATATTAACGGAGAATCAGATTTTTATAATGTCAACTGATAGTGATTTTCTACAACTAATAGATGATAGAATTAAGGTCTGGAGTCCAACAAAGAAGAAGTTTTATTTTCCAGATACAATGAAGGAAGAATTTGGGCTTATTTCGGAGAATTATATTCTATATAAAGTTTTAACAGGAGATTCATCCGATAATATTCCTGGAATTCGTGGATTGGGTCTAAAAACACTAAAGAAAAAACTTCCAATATTATTTGAAGATTCTAAGATATCACTAGAAGATGTTTTAGAGTATGCTGAGAAGAATAAAGATTCAGCAAAAATATTACAAAGTATATGTGACAATAGGGAACAATTAGTATTAAATGATAAATTGATACAATTATTTGATGTTGATATTTCTGGTAGAGCAAAAGAAAAAATTTATAATACAGTCAATTCAAAAGTAAATAGGTTGGTTAAGTTTAAATTTCAAAAATTTATGTTAGAAGATACCTTAAACAATGGAATTAGAAATCCGGAACTATGGATTAAAGATACGTTTGTTTCGTTAGATAATTATGTTTCAATTTTAAATGAAGAAGTAAAGAATGTCAGATAGATTAAGTGATTTCGGATATAATTTTCAAATTAAGTTTATAGCTTCATTATTTTCAGATAGAGCTTTTCTACAACAAATAATGGATATATTAGAACCTTCTTATTTTGAAGCTGAAGCTAATAAGTTTATTGTTGAAACAATTAAGGATTATTTCTTAAAATATAAACAGGTACCAACAACTGAAGTAATGAAAGTTAAAATTCAGGATATTGAGAATGAAGTTTTAGCTAAAACAGTCGTAGAAAACTTGAAAGATTCTTTTAGGTTTTTGGAAGCTTCCGATTTAGATTTTGTAAAAGAAGAAAGTCTCAAATTTTGTAAAAACCAAAAATTGAAAAGAGCTATTTTAGAATCGGTTGATATGTTAAAAGCTGGAGAATTTGATTCTATTAAAACCAAGATAGATGAAGCGATGAAAGCCGGTTCCGAACGAAGTATTGGTCATGAGTATAATAGTTCAATTGATGCTAGATATGAAAAATCAGTAAGAAATGTAATTCCAACGAACTGGGATGTTATTAACGATTTATCTGATGGTGGATTAGGAAAAGGAGAGCTAGGAGTATTTGTAGCACCAGCTGGAATAGGAAAGAGTTGGGCATTAATAAATGTCGGAGCTGCAGCAATCAGAAATGGTTTAAAGGTAATTCATTATACTTTAGAATTGAATGAAGCCTATGTTGGATTGAGATATGATAGCGTATTTAGTGGAATTGCTGCACAAGACTTAAAATACCATCTTGAAGATGTTAAAAAGGTAGTTGGAAAACTTAAAGGCCAGTTGATAGTTAAACAATATTCTACGAAAACTGCATCCGTTCCAACTTTATCTGGTCACATTGAAAAATGCAGGATGCAGGGATTAGTTCCGGATTTAATTATTGTAGACTATGCTGATCTATTGAGGGGAAAGGGAACAGAACGAAGGATTGAATTGGGAAATATATATGAAGATCTCAGAGGACTTGCAGGGGAACAAGATTTACCTATATGGACGGCCTCTCAAGCCAATAGATCTTCTTTGAGTGATGATATAATAGGTGCGGAAAAAATTGCAGAAGACTATTCAAAGATAATGACAGCAGACTTTGTAGTTTCTTTAAGTCGAAAAATTGAGGATAAATTAGCAGGAACTGGAAGATGGCACGTGATCAAAAATAGATTTGGACCAGACGGAATTACATTTCCAAGTAAAATGAATGCCTCAAATGGTACTATAGAAATCTATCAAGAAGATTCTTTAGAAGGAAAAGAAACTAGAACTGATATGAATAATCATAATGAGTTTCTTCGAAAAATGTTGAAAAATAAATTTGAAGAAATGAAATGATATATGTATATAACAATATTTATAGACGATCCGGGATTCTTCCGGATTTTTTATCTAATAAAATAAAGAATATGGGAAAGTATAATGGAAGTTTCAAATAAGATATTATCAGATATTACAGTTCATATGAAATATGCAAGATTTTTAGAAGATAAGAATCGGAGGGAAACTTGGGAAGAATTGATCACTAGAAACAAAGAAATGCATCAGAAAAAATATCCAGAACTAAAAGATGAGATAGAAGATACTTACAAACTAGTTTATGATAGAAAAATTTTGCCGTCTATGAGGAGTTTGCAATTTGGTGGCAAGAGTATTGAGATATCCCCAAATAGAGTGTATAATTGTGCTTATCTTCCTATTGATGATAGCAGAGCTTTTTCAGAGATAATGTTTCTATTATTAGGAGGAACTGGGGTTGGCTATTCAGTCCAAAAACACCATGTTGAAAAATTACCACCAATAAATAAACCATATACTAAAAGAAAACGAAGATTCTTGATAAGTGATTCCATTGAAGGGTGGGCAGATGCTATAAAGGTATTAATGAAATCCTATATGAATGGAAAAGGTTCAAGGGTTATATTTGACTATTCTGATATTCGTCAGAAAGGTGCTCAATTAGTAACTTCAGGGGGTAAAGCACCTGGGCCACAACCACTAAAAGAATGTATATTAAAGATAAAGGGAATACTATCTGAAAAAGAAGATGGAGACCAGCTAACAACATTAGAAGTTCATGATATCATTTGCCATATTGCAGATGCTGTCTTAACTGGGGGAATACGAAGAGCTGCACTTATAGCATTATTTAGTGCAGATGATAGCGAAATGATTTCATGTAAAACAGGTAATTGGTGGGAATTAAATCCACAAAGGGGTAGATCAAATAATTCAGCTTGTCTAATGAGACATAAAATTACCAAAGATTTTTTTATGGAACTATGGAAACGAGTAGAATTATCTGGTTCTGG